TTCAAACGGTTTAGCTATTACTTCTGTCATCGTAGTCTACCTCTATGTTGTGTTTAATTTTAACTATCAATCCTCCTAATTTTTTTGAGGATTCATAGCACTCAGTCATCAGTCTGATGTACTCTTGGTCGTACTCCGTTACATTACTTTCATTTAAATTTTCCATAAACTTTGCAGCAGTCTGCGTGTTGGTACTGATAAGCTGTACCAACCAGACTTGTTCTTCCATTGTTAAACATAATTCACCCATTGCGTTCTCCTGTACGTAGTGATGTCATATACTTCTCAGCTAATAGCATAGCCATTGTGTGTATAACATCAGCAAATGTTGTTGGCCTAATGTAACCAGGCTTAATTGTTTTCATTAACCTATCACGATATTTATAATAGGCTGCTTCCTTACGGTCCTTGTATCTACGTTGCCATGCTTCCATTACTCAATCACCTTTGCTACCTTCTCACACACATACTTACTAGCAGTTGTGCCTAAGTACTCAGCAAATACTTCTAGTTCTACCTCACTTAAATCAATCGTAATGTTGACTGTGCCTTGTGAAAAATCTAAATCAACAGTCGACCTATCCATTATATAAAAGTTTTTAAGTCCTTCTATTACATCGCATACAGATGCTGCTGTGTCTGTTGCTGCTTCTAACTCTTTGTTATGCTCTGCTTCTGCTTGTTCTTGTCTATCCATGTATCTATCTAAGTCATCTTCTGGTGTACCGTTACTCATCGTTATACTCCTCAAGCTAACTAGCTTGTCTGGTTTATTAATAATTACTTTGCTCATGTTATCCCCACATCTCTGCGATTTCTTTGAATGTTAATGGTGTGTAGTGCAGGTCTCTTTCTATACCTAGACCAAACCCTACATCCACCTTTTGTAAAACGTTAGTGTCTACCCAACCAAACTCACCATCTGATATCTTAGCGTAACCAAACGCATGACCTGCCTCATTCATACTGAATAAGAACCAAGTACCTGCACCAACTGGATTGAATAACTTAACGACTGGATGACGATCAGCAATTGGGAAGTCTATGTTCTTCTCATCTGCTTCTTCCATCATGGCGTGATTAGCTTTGAGCTTACGCTCTATTTTTTTTGTGATTAACTTCATTGACTACACCTCTAGTTGTTATGCTCTGACTGCCATGATATACAACAGCATAAGAGCAATGAATAATAATAACTGGTCCATCTATACCTCCTTAATAAAATGTAGGGTACAATCTAGTAGGCTCTAGCAGTTTAAAGACACGCCTGTTTTAGTGTTGTGTTATCCGTTACTCACTAACTGGTCTCCCTACACATCTAACACCTTACTCTGGTAGCTCAACTGTTTATGAAGTTCACCAGTTTTTTGCGTACACCCCAGAATTATAAGGGCGGTACTACATCTTAGGGCTAACTTAATAGGCTTGTGATGCAGTACCTATACCTAGTAGGATTCAAACCTACGCTCAGTAATACATGCTTTTTTGTTATAGAGAAAGCTAACTCTACCCAATAAAACTGTTCTATATATACTACACTATCTGTTCTATATATACAACATATTTGTGAGGTTTTATTTCGCTCTCACCCTTGACGAGCGAAATAAAAGTGAGCAAATTAATCCCAACTACCATATGATTCAACAATAAAGTAAATCAAAAATAGCAGGGCGATCAGCCCTATCCCCCAAGTATAAACTTCAAGTGCATGTAACATCATAGTAAACTCCTGTGTTTTGGTGGCTATCCCACATCTGTCTAGTTGACCTTCACCGAACAAATGCGACTAGCATTTTTCGTTGTACTCAGAATACCGTAGGTATTCTACAATACCGAGCGAAGCGAGGTTTTTTTTCAGCTCAATATAAGCAATCTCTAATATATGTGCCACCTTTTTAGCGAGTAGTGGCGAACTCGTAAAGAATTATATACTCTTTAATTCTGCCATCAGAGCCTTGTCTGACAACTCAACTCCAGCTTGTGCAGATGTTTTAAATGGCTTGTCTTTAATTTCAATGCCATATTCCTCAGCCAATCCTTCAAAGACTGATATAGACTCTGTCCAATCAGCTATATAAGATTTAAGCTGTTTCACTTGCTCAATCTTTCTAGATAATTCAGCCTTTTCTTCTGCGTTGAATTGTTCGCCATTTGTTAACAAATCTCTATGTCTTTGAATATCTACTAGATGATTTGTTAGTTGTTTTTCATTAGTGCGAAATGACATAATAAACATTTGAATAGTTTTTCGCATATTAGATACTCGCATTTTGTCTTGAATATCTTGCTCACTATGTCTATTAGTATTGCGTGGATACATTGGGGTTACTGGTAACTCATCAACCAGATTATTAATTGCTTTATTTAATTTTGATGTACTCATTTTAAAATCTCCGTTGTAGTCTTATTTAATGATAGATTATTATTAACCTATGAATAAGAGTATGCCAGAATATAGAACAGACCACAAGTCTTATTTGCTTTATTTGCACAAAAAGATTTAATGATAGATATAAAAAGAATTGATTGTACTTTTAATTTGAAAAATGAGATTGCTTTCTTGGTAGTGGTTGTCCGCAGTTGCGACAGTCATTATGTGCGACTAGCAATGACTTTATAATGACTGTTGTTTTTAGCAACTGCGTGAAATATAGTATTTCGGTTGTAATGTAATCAACAAGTTACGTAGGGTAGCTTGACAGATAGAACGGTAGTGTTACTCTTTAGTACTGCAACAACCGAAATTCTTTTAAGGAGTACACAAGCTATGGCAAAACTGAGCAACGTTAATGCGTTATTACCGAAGAAACAACCTTCGCTGAACAGTAGACAAAAGGCACTCGTAGATATATTAGTGAGTACAGGGTGTTCTGTGGGCGAGGCGGCAAAGGCTGCTGGATTCAAGGAAAGTAGTGCTGATGCGCAAGGCTATCAAACTCTGAAGAAATCTCATGTAGCCGAGTACATGTATCAACAGATACAAGAATCCTTTGGCATCAACAGTCTGAAGGCACAGAGTACCTTAGCCAAACTCGCACAGAACGCCAAGAGTGAGTACGTTCAGATGGAATCAGCGAAGGATATACTAGACAGGGCAGGCTTCAAAGCACCGGACAAACATCAGCATCAGATTGTTGGAGACTTCAAAGTACATATTGACCTTAGCTAGCCTGAACTGCCTACGTTTTGACCTGTATACTTGCAACAGTCTGAGAGGAACAAATATAGGATGGGGGGTTTAAAAATTAGATACTACTACTTACAAGAGGTAGTACACACGCATTATTTTTCCTGAGAACTCGATGTTGATTTTATTTTTTTATTCGCTATAGTAAAAACATGGGACCACAAGAACAATATTTAAAGAGGATAGCGAAAGATCCATTCCTCAAATACTTCAAACCAATTCAGGCGTTTGGTGGCACGATAGGTTACAATAGAAGATTAGGTGGTCCACCAAGTAACCCAGCTCGTGATCCAGGTGTAACCAGACAAGCAGCCGATATCTATAAAGAAAAGACAGGGAGCGCTTACAAAGGAACACTATTGCCAATAGCACAAGATAGTACCTACAAGTCATCCTCGTTTGGGAAGGCAGATGCTGCTAAGGCTGTCGCCGATGCCAAAGAGTTTAGAAGGACTGCCAGTCAAAAGACTTTGTTTGGTGGTAGTGTAAGAACCTTGTTCCCATCACAGCGCAGAGACCTAACCAGACGTAGAAGTGCGAGAAGACAAGCAGAGAAAACCAAAAAAGTATTAGGTAAATAATGAGTACTGCAACCAAACGCAACCCTGCTAAATGGGCCAGAGCTAAAGCCAGAGCCAAAGCGAAGATGGGTGGTAAACACTCGGCACGTGCGATGCAGTTGGCCGTTAAGTATTACAAGTCCTCTGGTGGTACATACTCAGGTGCGAAAAAGACAACCAACAAGCTATCCAAGTGGTCCAAACAAGACTGGGGTACGAAGTCAGGTAAGAAATCAAGTGAGTCAGGGGAACGCTACCTACCAAAGAAAGCTATTGCCAGACTGTCAGCAAAAGAATATGCTAAGACAACGGCCAAGAAAAGAGCAGATACGGCCAAAGGTAAGCAGTTTAGCAGTCAGCCTAAAAAGATTGCAGAGAAAACTAAAAAGTATAGGAGTACATAATGGCACAAGAACCAGCTAGAAAGAAAAAATCTATGCTTAGAACTACTTTAGAGCAAGAGAAGAAAGCATCTAAAAGAGATCCAGAAGGTGCGGCAAGTGTTAAAAAGAAAGCAGCAACCATAGGTAATGTCATCATGGGCTTATCATTAGGTTCACCAATTCCTGCGGCCGTACGCAACATAAGTTCTGCGGTTATGAAGCAATTATCTAAAAGACAACTAGCCAAACTAAAAAAATTAAGTAATAAAAAAGCAATGGATGGAGACTTAAAGAAAGCAAAGAAAAAATCTTTTATGAAAAACCTAAAGGAAAAAACTATAGACAGAGAAGCACAACGTGCTTATGATGATTCTATGATGAGGATGGATAAATAATGAGGAGTATATAATGGCATTACCAATACTAGCAGTAGCTGCAGCCGCACGAATATTAGGTCCAGTAGCAGTAAAAGCTGCTAAACTAGCTTATAAAACGTATAAAAAACGAAATAAAAATCCAGATACTTATAAAGAATTTTTATCAAAGAAAGCAAATGCAATTGTAAAAAAAGATAAAACTAATAAAAGAATTGTAACAGGAGCAAAAGTAGCAGTTCCAGTAGGTATAGGAGCAGCAGGTGTAGCTATTAAACAAGTGAGTGGAAATGCTGAATCAGATAGACAACTGCAAAAATACTTTAAAGATAAAGAAGATGATCTAAAAGAAAAAAGAAGAAAGGCTAAAAGAAAAGAAAAGAAAGGAATTACAAGAGCATCAATGATGGGTGGTAAACCATAATGAAAGGCGTACCGCATTACACTAAAGACGGCTCATTGTTTAAAGGTGCTAACCACAAGATGGCAGATGGTACTTTACATTCTGGCAAGACTCATACAAAATCAAGTAAGAAGTTGTTCCACATGAAGGATCTGCCAAAGGCAGTCCGCAATAAACTAATGA